AACTATAATCAGCGACAGGTAGCTCTTGATAGAAGAAGAAACTTAAACAAATACTCAACTAAATTTAAATCACTGGCAGGACTAGACTTTAAGAAGTCTCGTTATAATCCGTATGATTACATGCAGACTGCTATCATGGTTAATCACAACCGAGCAGAGCGATACTTAGACTTTGATCAAATGGAATACATGCCTGAATTGGCATCAGCATTAGACATTTATGCTGACGAGATGACAACTCACAGTATTCTAACACCCTTATTAAAAATCGATTGTCACAACGAAGAGATAAAGTCAATTCTAGAAGAACTTTACTACAATGTTCTAAACATTGACTCTAACTTGTTTAGTTGGTGTCGCAACATGTGTAAGTATGGTGATTACTTCCTATACTTAGATGTTGACGAGAAAATGGGAATTATATCAGCCATTGGCTTGCCCCTCAGAGAAGTGGAAAGATTAGAAGGCGAAGATAAGAAAAATCCAAATTATGTTCAATACCAGTGGAACTCTGGAGGCATGACTTTCGAAAACTGGCAGATGGCTCACTTTAGAGTTCTTGGTAATGATAAGTATGCCCCTTACGGAACTTCAGTTCTAGAATCAGCCCGTCGTATTTGGAGACAGTTGACTCTAATGGAAGATGCGATGATGGCTTACAGAATTGTAAGAGCCCCAGAAAGAAGAGTCTTCAAGATTGATGTTGGTGGTATTCCACCAGAGGACATTGAGCAGTACATGCAAAAAGTCATTACCAACATGAAAAGGCATCAATTGGTAGATCCTGATAATGGGCAGATCGATCTTCGTTATAACCCAATGTCCGTAGAGGAAGATTACTATCTACCAGTTCGTCAAGGTTCAGCAACAGCAATTGAAACTTTACCCGGTGGTCAAAATGCTGCTGCTATTGACGATGTAAATTATTTAAGAGATAAGTTGTTCTCGGCTATCAAGATTCCAAAGTCTTACTTATCACAGCTAGATCAGATGCCCGAAGAGAAGACAACTCTAGCTCAAAAGGACATTCGTTTTGCTAGAACAATTCAAAGATTACAAAGATCAGTTGTCGCAGAGTTAGAAAAGATTGGTATTATTCACCTTTACACTCTAGGTTACAGAGGCGAAGACATTATCTCATTTAATCTATCTCTAAATAACCCAAGCAAGCTAGCTCAGATCCAAGAGCTTGAGTTCATTAAACAGAAGTTTGAAGTTGCTGGAGCAGCCCAAGACACAATGTTTAGCCGTCGTTGGATTGCCGAACACATCTTTGGTATGGATAACGAAGAATTCCTTAGAAACCAAAGAGAGCGCTACTTTGATAAGAAGGTTGATAAGTCGCTTGAAGCCAGTGCTGAAGAGCCTGCTTTTGATACACCAGCAGCAGCAGGCGGTGGTGGCGATTTAGGTGGTGATTTAGGCGGTGAAGCAGGAGGAGATCTAGGCGGTGAAGCTGGTGGCATGGGAGGAGAAGCCGGTGGTGAAGCTGGTGGTGAAGCTGGTGGTGAAGCAGCCCCACCTGAAGCTGGTGGAGCAGCCCCCGCAGAACCAGCCGCTCCGGCAGCAGCAGAAGAAACAACACCACTTCTAGTTGAGCCAGGAGCAGCCAAAAGAGATGACGGTATGAGCCCCGTTAAAATGACCTTTAAGGACGGCTCAGAAATGTATGTCGGTAAAGGCAAAGGCAAGCGATACAAGCCAGTTCCACTATTCAAAGATGGTCGTAAATCCGCAGGTCGTAGAAAGAACTTTTTAAGCACCGCTGGCAAATCAAAAGACATTGGTCGGCTTGGTCGTGGAATGGTTGAGAACAAGGAAACTATTTATAATAGTTTAGCAGCCCAGTTAGAATCATTAACTGAAAGGGCAAATAAAATAGTTAATGAACTGGAGACAGAGGATGAAGTTTAGACATAATAAAAAGAGAAACCCAGCATTTATTTTTGAAGCTTTAACAAGGGAGTTTGCTAGGGCAAAACTTCACAAAGATCAAGAAAAACTCAATAGAGTAAAAAGAGTAATGCAGGAGGTCTTCAATAAGGACGGGTTGCTTTATAAGCAGTTAAGACTTTACAAGGCTCTAACAGAAACAAGAGATGTTGATTATCTAACAGCAGAAAAAATTATCGCTGAGGTACACAGAGTCTTTTCAACATTCGACCAAAAAGCTCTTTATGACGAGCAGACATCAGCTATCCATAAGATTAATCATGAGCTAGCCCCAACGGTATTTAACCACTATGTCTCCAACTACAAGTCATTAGCATCGGCTTACCAGATGTTTAATGACAATACCATCGGTGTAAAAGACAGAGTTCTTTTAGAAAGAAAGCTAATCCAAGAAATGGTAAGCCCATCAGCAGATCAAAAAGAAGAAGAACCAGTTGACGAGCTAGTCGTTAAAATGTTTATCAAAAAGTTTAATAACACTTTTGGTGATTTAATGACTGAGCAGAAAACCCTTATCTCAAAGTACATGGGCAGTCTAGAAGACGACGACACAGAATTAAAAATCTTTGTTAATGAAGAATTAGAAAGATTAAAAGAAGAAATTAAAGAAAATATAAACATTGAAGAGTTCCAAGCTGATGATTCAATGAAAAAGAAAGTAGCAGAAGTCTACAAGCTTCTTGAGGGATTCAGAGCTAAAAAGACCTTACAAAAAGACGACCTTGTTTTTATTCTTAAAGCTCAACAGTTAGTAAAGGAGATTAAAGACTAATGGCTATTGAAATAACTGTAGGCGAAGAAGCAGTTAAGGCTGCTGGAATTGACCCAAATGCCCCACCAGACATTATTGTTAACATTAAGGGTCCTATCTTTACAGTTAAGTTAGATGCTAGGAAGACTTTAGACGGCAACATTATTGTTTACGATCATAAATTTTTTAATGTTGTTTTTGTTCCTTTCAAGAATAAAATTATTACAATGCCAAAACAGCATGTAAATAGAGACACCTACAACATGCAAAATGATTATTTAACATTTTTGCAGGAAAAAGGGGCTCTACAAAACGGAACAATTAAAAGTGGTGGAGTGTTTAGATCATTAGAGGCATTCTACCCAGTTAATAAAGATCTTGACGTTTTACAGGTTCTACTTCTTTTAACAAAAGAGTACATGAAAAACCACGGCGGTGACTTTGCTAAGATGGAAGATTATCTTGAAGATGTTGAAGAAATGTATGTTGATCCACCAGACGACGAGACAACACCTTACGGCAAGGTTCCACAAGAAGCCGAAAAGGGAACACTACCAAGTCCCTACGGCAAACCTTACGGATTAGTTTACAGGATTTAAAATGCTATGGTTTATTTTAGTTTGCTACGGACTAACTCAAATCTTAGTCTATGGCTCAATCTTTAACAAAATAAGACCCAAACGACACTTCTTTCATTGTCCTATGTGTATGGGATTTTGGGTTGGTGTAATAGTTTGTTTGATTTCGCCCGAGACTGAACTATTTACTTTTGAGATTAATGTAGTCAATTTACTAATATGTGGTTGGCTGAGTTCAGGCACAAGCTATGCTTTGTGTATGATAATAGGAGACGAAGGAATAAATGTCAAAAGGAATTAACATTTACACCGAGAATCATTGGATGCTTAGACCTCCAACTAATTGTTGCCGAGGCAAGTGTATCGGGCGGGTGATGCCCGCAATAGGAGATTATAAATGAACAGTGTCAAACTTACAAAGGGTGAATTAACCAAAATTATTCTAGAAGAGGTAAGAAATCTTCAGGAACAAGAAGATGATCAAGTAAATTTGGGTAATGAAATTTTAGAAAATATGAAACAAGAAATGGTTCAATACGTTCAAAATTTAAACACTGAAAATGAAAATAAAAAAATTGTTTTAGTGTATGACTTTATTCAAAAACTTAAGGAACAACCATGAGTAAACTAGTCCTAACAGAATTTTTAGAGTTCAGAACAGACTCCGACCTTCTTACTGAGGCTGAAAAGAAATCTATTGCAGAAGGTGAAGAGATTTATCTAGCTGGTGTCATGCAAAGAGCAGGTGCTACTAATGGTAATGGCAGAATCTACCCAAAACCAATTTTAGAAAGAGAAGTAGGGAATTACCAAAAGCTAGTCCGCGAAGGTAGAGCAGTCGGAGAGTTAGATCACCCCGATAGCTCCGTAGTTGAGCTTAAGAATGCTTCACACTTAGTCACAGAGATCAGAATGGATGGTGATGATGTAATAGGCAAGATTAAGATCCTAGACACACCAGCAGGTAAAACAGCCATTGGTCTTCTAAAAGGTGGTGTAAAGCTAGGCATCTCTTCAAGAGGTTTAGGTTCTACTCGTAACGAAGCTGGTAAAACAATTGTTCAGGACGACTTTCAGCTAGTTTGTTTTGATTTGGTTTCCGAGCCATCCACTACTGGAGCATTCATGCTTAGAGAAGGTAAAGAGCCAAACATCTTTACAAAAGCAGATAAGATTAATAGACTATTAAACGACTTGGTAAAGGAATAAAAAACAATGAAATTATTAATGGAAAACTGGAGAAGATTTTTAAACGAAGCATTCGTTAGCGGAGATCCTAGCGAGGTTTATGAGAAGATTGAAGCTTGGGCTGGTCTAGGTAATAAAACACTTGGTGTGGGTGGAGTCTCTGCCGAACAGTTAGGCTTGAAAGCCCCACCATCGGGTCAAACTACACAACAGCATGTTGAGCAAATGTTAATTAAGCTTAAGGATAAACTAGACAAAATTGAATCTTTGGGCGGCATAACAATTCACTATAAAGAAGTAAGCCCTGGAGATTTATTTCCATACTTTAATGTTGAGACCGAAGGACCTGAAAGTGAAGAATTACAAGAGACTGGAAATTCAATCAGGCTGGTTTATAACCCTGATGATCAAACAGCTAAAGTTACTTTCAAAGAGACAGATTTTGACGATCTACCAGAAATCGACCCAACCACAGGTGATGTTAAAGGTGTAGAACCAAGAGAAGACGATGAGCGATAAACTAAGAAAAGTTTTAAAACCACTTATTAAAGAATGCATCAAAGAAATCATCTTTGAAGAAGGTGTTTTATCTTCTATTATTAGAGAAGCCCAAGGCTCACCAGCTAAAGATGTTATTAAAGAAGATAAGCCTTTTAGCAAGTTTGTTAAAGAGCCAAAAGAAAACAAGCAATTAGCCGAGACTAGAAAGAAAATGAGGGCAGCTATTGCCGGTAAGATTGGAGCAGACTTTGATCCCTTTGAAGGAACAAAACCACTCACAGAATCACAAGCTTCAGGTGGTCCATCACAAAGCCCAATGGCTGGTGTAGATCCAGGCGATAAAGGTGTAGACATCTCCAGCATCCCAGGAATGGGTAAGTGGGGAGCAATTAACGAGAGGTTAAAATGAGTAGGGCTGTAAATGTTCAGGTAGTTGCTAGAGGCAACATGCCCGGTGAAGTTTTAATTAAAAAATTTAGCAGGCTAGTAAAGAAGTCTGGACTTATCCAAGAGGTAAGAGAAAGGCGATATTATGAAAAGCCTTCTGATAAGAAAAGAAAAGAGAGAATTAGAAGAAAGAAACTAATTAAGAAAGCAAACCAAGAACGAAACAAGTTCAATAAAGGAAGTAGGGATTAAAAATGGCTGAATTTAACTTTGTAAAACCAGGACTAAATGCTGTAGGACAGTATCAACTAAGCGGCATTCCATTTGCCACTGCTAGTGTTGTCGTTAGCAATAGCTCAGTCACAGAGATTGAGTTTCCCACTGTAACCAAGTTTGTTACTGTAGTAAACGAGCACAGTGGCTCATCAGCCAAGCTAAGAGTCGGTTTCAGTTCTGCTGGTGTCGTTGGTACCAACTATTTCATTCTAGATAATGGCGAATCTTACACTGGCGAGTTTAGATTATCAAGTATCTTTATCGCGGGTGATAGCACACCATCAACCGCTTCAGTCATCGCTGGCTTAACTATGATTGAGACAAATAACCTACCCAGCAACTGGTCTGGCTCTGACTCAATTTACACGGACGGAATCGGCTAAGATGAGAAGTGGGTTTGGAACAGACAAAAAGAAAGGTTCAACTATAACTTTATCTAGAAAAACCCAGTTAGAAAAATTTCCAAGTGTTAAAACTGCTTTTAACTCTCTACCCAATGCTAAATTAGTTTCAACAACTTACACCTCAAACTTTGCGGAGTATGAAGAATCTGGTGGTTCGCTTGTTGTTTCAAAATGGAATAACTTAATTAACGACGATCAGTATTTAAGACAAACAAACTCGGCAAATTATCCAGCAATTAGCACAGCAAACTCTTTAAGCGGTAAACCATCTCTTCGCTTTCTTGTTACCGATTCTTTAGGTACAGTTGCGCAAGAAAGCGGATATGCTGGCAGAACGATTTTTATGGTAACAAGACAAAATGTTATTGATTCATCCGGACGTAAATCACTTCTTTATGAAAGTCTTGCTGATATTGCAGGCGGTTCAGCCAGCACACAACAAAAAGGATTTGATGTAGGAAGATGTGATAACACTGACGGAAACAGTGATTATCGTTTTCAACTAGTTTCTTTCTATCGAGTGGGATCAACAAACTATGGTGCAACGCACGCTAACCAGACTCGCACTGATTTTGGAGATGTAAATTTATTTGTTTGGAAGCAGCAATTAGACGCCGGAAATAGGTCACTAGAAGTTAGTCTAAGAGACGAAAATTTATCAAGCATTTTTTCAGCAACAGTAACCTCGACTGGATTATCAATGGCTGATGGTACTTGGGATGGGTTATTTGGTGGTGATGGTAGTTCTATCCCGTCCGCTTATTTAAACATTTGGCGCGGCGGTGACACAAATTATGATGTAGAGCAGTATTTTATTTCTATTTACCACAGCGCTTTATCAGATGCTGATTGTCATAAAGTATTTTCTATGATTAAAAATATGTATGGGCTATAAATGAAAGTTACTATTTTTGTAAAACAATCTAAAGACGAAACCTGCCAACTTAAACTGCAAAAAAGCGGTCTATTATTAAACACTTATCATTACTTTGGAAAGAAATGGGGCGAGCATCAAATTGATGGAGCGCTACATCAAAAAATAATTAATCCAAATGAAGAAAAGATAAGCGATTGGCTAACTGGGTTTGGCTACACAGTTATAATCGAAGAAGACACACCCTAAAAGCATTTTAAATTTTTAACAACTATTTATTGTAGCCCATTTTAGGAGTTTACACATGTCATCTATGCTAGAGCAAGCAATTATCGAAGCAGAGCAACTAAAGAAGGTTGCTAGCC